GGCGAAATCTTGAAACATGCAGTACCGAGAGAGGTCCTTGGCCTCATCGGAGACACTCGGCCCATGCCGAAGAATCAGGGCGATACCGTTGTTTATCGACGGTGGCTGCCGGTCAATGCGACTGCTGCAAGCCCAAACACCTATTTTGCCAACGGTGCAGGCGACAGGGCCACAGCTCTGGCCCAGCAGCACATTGCCAACGAGGGCGTGACGCCCAACGCGGAGACTTTGGTTCCCCAGGATATTACCATCACACTGAATGAGTACAGTGTTTTGTTTGGCTATACCAAGCGCACCGCCGATCTGTACGAGGATGATGTCCCTGGCGCAATGAAGACTATGGTTGGTGAGCGGCTGTCCTTGGTCCGTGAGTTGGTTCGTTTTGGCCAGATTAAGGGCGGGACCAACAAGTTTTATGGCGGAACCGGGACTTCTCGCGCTACCGTAAACGGCAAGTTGTCGCTCAAGATGCTGCGAAAAATCACCAAAGCTCTCGATCTTCAGCACACCGACAAGGTAACTGAAATCCTGTCTGCTTCTCCAAAGTTTGGCACCTCGGCAGTAGCGGCCTCATATTTTGTTTTCATTCATACCGATCTGAAGCCGGATGTTCGCGATTTGCCAGGGTTCACCCCTGTTGAGAAGTACGGCACCATGCAGAGTGTCAGCCCGTATGAGTTCGGAACTTGCGAAGAGTTCCGTATCATTGCCTCACCCGAGTTGGTTAGTGTTCAGGATTCCGCAACCAGCGTTGATGCTGCCACCTACGGGCTGACCAGCACCACGGGCTCTTATCCTGACGTATATCAGGTGGTTATCTCTGGTCGCAACGCCTGGGGTGATGTTGCCCTGCGCGGCACCAAGGCCATAGATGTTTACGACCTGAAACCTGGGCAGATTGACAAGAACGATCCTACCGGCCAGCGTGGTTATGTTGGTGCTTCCTGCTATTTCAACGCGGTGTTGCTGAATAGTATGCAGTGTGCGGTGGCAGAGGTTGGCGCGTCTGTCCTGACGGACAACTAATAAGTGGGGCCTACGGGCCCCTTTAATCAAGGAGTACTAGGATGGACAATTTAACAACCGTTGCGTCGCAAGTTACTGACCCATATGCGGAAGTAGCATTGATCCAGGCGCTAAGGGGGATTTACGATAGATACCGATGCCAGATGCTCGTTGCGGCTGGGTTGGTAATTAGTGCAACCACCGCCAATGTAAAAACAGGCGCAGCTATTTGTTACGGGCTTGTAAAGGGCCATCATGTAACCATTGCGGCAGGTGTTGATATGCCTGTTCTGGTTGGTTCTGTCACCAATGCCAAGTTCAACGTATATTGTTTTTTTGCCAATAAAGCAGGCGCAAGTCTGACCGCGGCAGATATGACGGTCAAAATGGGAGCCGAAGCTTCTACCTTGTCCGGTGTTAGGTTCCCTTCGTTTCCAGAGGGGAAAACCTTGATTGGGTATGTAATCATCAATCCGACCGGTACAGGTAATTTTGTGGGTGGCACAACGCCTTTGGGTGACGCCACCGTAATTCCCAACGCAGTTTATATTTCCCCGATTGGTCCGTTTGACCCATCAGCAACCTATTAACAGGAGCAACAACAATGAACATGAAAGATATGGCTGGCCTTACCATAGCCTGCAACAAGGCGGGGTTGTCCGCTGGCACCACCACCACCATTTCTATTGCTAACGCCACTCCGTACTGCATCAACGGCAAGGCTTACATCAAGGCTATTGCAGCTAATGGCGCTGCCCCAACCACTGATGCAATGTCCGCCCTTGCATTTCGCGGGGTGAAGGCAAACTCTGGCAGTGTGTTCGCCATTTGTCTTGATACATCCGGCGTTATTCAGGCGGTGCAGGGAGAGATTGTTGCCCTGGATGCCGCTGGTGCATTCGCCGACGTCCCGGAAATTTCCGGGGTGCCCGACAATGTTTGCCCGATTGGATACCTGCTCATCAAGGCTGGATCGACCGCTGATGCGGTTACTGGCTGGCTAATGGGTTCTTCCAATACGGCATCCGTAACTGGCATCACCTATACATGGGTGGATTGTATGGCTCTGCCGAATCGTCCGCAGATCGCATAACGACTGAATAAGGCCTGAGCGGTCGGGCCACTTATTAAGCAGAGCGGAGGCCCTGTTTACGCCTTAATCGGTGTAGGTAGGGCTTTTTTATTTATCATCATAAACGAGGGTTTATATGTCACGCAAAGAGATTCACACCCCGGACTTGGATACTGGCCAGCCAGCAGACATCATGCTAAAAGACGGCACCATTGCCGTTGGCCAGAACCATGTTGAGACTGTTAGCACCCCGCTAACCCCCAGTTATGCCGATGCTCTTGCATTCATGGAGGAAGAGATTGAGATCATGGTTCATGAGTCAACCGACCCGAATGCGGAGAATCCTGTGCTGGTAGGGAATGGGGGTATTTTTAAGGCGTTCTGGAGAGGTGTACCGACCAGAGCAAAACGCAAGTTTGTAGATTGCCTGTGCGTTAAAACAAATTTTGTTACCACGCCGGAGATTGTCAACGGCGGCGGTGAGCGCGCTTATTCTATCCGGCAGCGGGCGGCGTTAAAGTTTCCGTTCTCAATTATTGAGGATCGCAACCCTAAGGGCCGGGAATGGATTGGTCAACGTTTGGCAGAGGTAATCTGATGTCAACTACCGCCAGCTAAAGCCGGTGGTGTCAACCTTAAGGAGTGAAATATGAACTTCCTGCAACTATGTCAGCAAGTAAGACAAGAGGCAGGCATTGCCAGTAATGGGCCATCTACGGTAGGTTCGCAGACCGGAGAAATGAAGCGGCTTGTCGATTGGGTTGCGCAGGCATGGGTCGAGATACAGGAGGCCAGGAACGATTGGGAGTGGATGAGGCAATCGATTTCTTTTGATACTGTTGCCGGACAGCAGATATACGCTCCGTCATTAGGGATGGTTGCTAGATGGAAGGAAGATTCCTTTCGTTCCTTTCGCGCCAGTGCGGGGGTTGGCACCGAGATTTTTTTAGCAAATTGCAATTACACCACGTTTCGCGATTATTATCTGTTTGGCTCAAGACAGTCTTTGACAACCAGTCCCGTTACCGTTTCGGTTATGCCAGACAAGTCATTGATTCTTGGGCCTATCCCAGATGATATTTATACGGTGCGTGGAGAATACTACAAGGTCCCACAAACATTAGCATCTGACACGGATGTCCCAGATATGCCAGCTCGGTTTCATTGGGCCATTATTCATAAAGCCCTGATGAAGTACGGGTCTTATGAGGCCGCAATGGAAGTGATTCAGGAACAATCTGGACTTTACAGTGCTATGTTTTCCAGGCTCGAAGCTGAGCAGGCCCCGCAGATAACCGTGGAGTTGGGTTTCTGATGAGAATATCATCCGGCAATAGAAGGAGCTCAAACGGTATTCGGGTTTTGATGGACTCTATAGTTTGTGCAGGCGGGCTTGACCTTATCACACCCACCCTTTCACTCCGGACAGGGGTGGCCAGTGATGCGGTGAACTTTGAATGTTCGCCGACAGGTGGGTATGCCCGTATTGATGGATATGAACGATATGACGGGCGCACTTCGCCAAGTGATCCCAGTATCCCAACGGTGATATTCTCGGTAACTGCGATCCTGTCGGTGCCGACGGTGAGCCATACAATTTCCGGGCCTTCTGGCACAGGGGTTCTCGCCTATTTGTCAGGAACAAACCTGACATTGGTGCAAACCACAGGGACGTTTGCTATCGGAGATACCGTCACAGATGCGGGGGTAAGTGTTGGTGTAATATCAGCGATAAACGTGCTTCCGTTGTCGGGTGAGGACGTTGCCAGAACACGGGCAGCAGTTGCCGACATTTACCGTGCAGATATTGGTGCGGTACCAGGGTCGGGGCCGGTGTGCGGTGTAGTCATTTACAACGATGCAGTCTATGCCTGGCGAAATAATACAGGCGGAACAGCAAAGAACATTTACAAGTCAACCTCTTCCGGCTGGACACAGGTAACGCTGTTCAATCAAGTGTCATTTACATCCGGGACCGGTGTGCCGACAGAGGGAGCAACACTTACTCAGGGGGCAGTAACTGCTACTCTAAAACGGGCGGCGTTGAGGTCGGGGGCTTGGACCGGTACGGCAGCGGGTATCTTCGTTATTGGTACCCCCGCGGGCGGTAATTTTGTCGCTGGTGCAGCAACCATTGGCACAACCACGATAACGCTCTCTGGGGCGCAGACCGCCATTGTTATCCCTGCGGGTGGAAGAATTGAAGCGGTTAATGGGAATTTATCAGGCCAGGCTAACACTATCCGTATATATGGAGCTGACGGTGTAGGAACAGCTTTCGAGTTTGACGGGGTTGTTTATGTGCCAATTCCTACTGGTGCTTCTGTTGATACCCCCAAGCATGTGGCTATCAATAAAGCTCGTCTTTGGGTATCTTTGGGGTCGTCCATCATGTGTTGTGCCCCCGGGCTTCCTTACGATTGGACAGCGATCAACGGGGCGGCGGAGATTGCCACGGGGGATACAGTCACGGCCATCGGCCCGTTGCCTGGTTCGTCAACGATCCAAGCCATGTCGGTTTATGGAAGGTCCACCACCTCTATTCTCTATGGGTCCAGTGCAAGCGATTGGAACTTAATCACTTTTAATTCTGGGTCTGGGGCGGTCGATTACACCGCGGAAGATATGGGGCAGACTTTGGCTTTTGATGATCGTGGGGTAGTGTCGCTGGACACCTCTCTGCAATTTGGCAACTTTACGCAAACTACGCTCACCCATAATATCGCGCCGTTCATTGATGACCGTGTAGGTAAGGTGTCATGCTCAACCCTGTGTCGAACCAAGAGCCAGTACCGTGTTTTTTTTAATGATGGATATGGGATCTTTGTCACCGTGGTAAACGGTAAACGGATGGGTTCCATGCCAGTGTTTTTCCCAAACGATGTAGTATGTGCGACGGAAGGTAAAAACTTGGCAGGAACCGACATTTCCTTTTTTGGTTCGTCGAACGGGTATGTGTATCAATTAGAGCGGGGTTCTTCTTTTGATGGGGCCGCGATAGATTCTAGTCTTTGTCTAAACTACTCTTCCGCCGGAAGTCCTCGGTTCCTCAAAAGATACCGGAAGGCATCGGTGGAGATTGTGGGGACATCTTTCCTTGAATTTAACTTCGGCTACTACCTGGGTTACGGTTCTGGGGAGTATGCCCAAGCGGTAGATGTTGCGAAAGGCATGTTCCTTTCAAAGACAAGCAGATGGGACCAAGTCACCTGGGATAGTTTCTTTTGGGATTCCACAGGATTATCAACCACCGAGTGTGAAATTTGCGGGACGGCTGAAAATATATCTTTGTTGTTCTATGGGCATTCTGCGGTTACTATGCCATTCACGATCAATTCAATTCTTGTTCATTACAGTTTCCGTAGAGGAATGAGGTAAAATTATGTCACTATATACCACACCAGCAACACCTGCATATACCCCGACAGCCGCGCCTACTGCTACCCCGGATGCATCATTGGCACAGATCAATGCTATTCCTCAACCGAATAATGTCCCTAGGGCCATCACCAGCAATGAGACTGTGGCTGGTCAAATGAATGGCTTGCTGGCTCAAAACAGTCCCTATCTTCAAAGCGCGGTGGCGAACGGAACGGCCTTTGCTTCGGGGCGTGGCCTTGTAAATAGCTCTATTGCAGCTGGGGCGGCAGAGAAGGCGGCTATTGATGCCTCGGCCCCGATTGCCGCACAGGACGCTTCTACCAGCGCAGCGGCTGGTCTAAGTAGTCAGAATGCGGATCAATCACTTAACCAGACACGGTATTCGGGTTCGGTTCAAGCTGTTGGTGCGAGCCAGGCGGCCAACGATCAAATGGGTTTACAGGCCCAGCATCAAGCAGCAACAGCACAGTTGCAAACGTCCCTCAAGCAAATGGATGTCGCGGTTGATATGGACAAGCTGGATTCGTCCAATAGGGCGTCGTTTACGAGCGCGGTTGCTCCTGTAATGCAGCAATACCAAAGTGCTTACGAGAATATCCAGGTTCAGCCGGATAGTGTTTTGAATGCAGGTGCAAAAGCAAAGGCGCTATCTGATCTTTCCGCTTTGTATAAACCGCAACTCACTTCCATGGCCAATATCTATTCGTACCCGTTGACTTGGCCCAAGACTCCTGGGTGGTAAAAAGCGATGCGGTGCGATCTGTCAGACATATTGAAGGTGAGCCGGGTGCTTGACGATGATTCTGTGCATATCCCGGTGAATGGATTCCGGTGCCGCAGAGAAGGAGAAACGGCTTGTGGCCTACTGTCTCATCCTGGGATTTTTGTCCTGATGCCAAACGAGGGCAGTGTGTTTGCCTTTGTTCCTTATAACGAGCATCTTTTCAATGTTCATTTAGGGATATTGCCGGAATATCGGGGAAAGGTGGCTATTGCTGCCTGTAAAGATGCTTTTGCCTGGATGTTTGCGAATACCGATTGCATCAAGATTATTGGTTTGGAGAGCGTGAAGCACCGGGCGGCGATTCGGTTTATTACTTCTCTGGGGGTTGATCGGGAAGGAACTCTAAAGGGAGCATGTTACCACAATGGGGTTTCTACCGATATGGCCGTGTTCGGGTATTGCAAGCCATGCGCATAGCCTTCACCTACTATCCCCTGTATATCAGGTGGAACCATGGGGCGGCTGTGTTGTCGGCATTGTGCAAAGAGGCCGGGATCGAAACAGAGATTATTCCGCTCGAAGAGGGCTTTACCGGTCGGGGCTTTGATTATGTCTGCTGCTCGTTTGTCACAGTACATGATTATGAGCGGTCTATTCCGATCATGGCAAGGATTAAAGTACCTAAGATTGCTGGCGGAGTCTATGCCAGAAAGGGCGGCAAGATCGATGGTTTTGATTATGTCTGTCGGGGAGAAGGTGAAAAGCTGGTTGATTTCTTCTTGTCTGGCAGTACGGAAGTATTTGACCGGCAGTTGCTCGACGATAATATCAATATTCTCCCGGATTATTCCGGGTTGACTGGGCATGAGTTCGGACGAGGTGTGCCGTTCCTGGCAGGGAAAAAGATGATCCCCTACTCGCACAGTAGGGGCTGCCCATATCGGTGTTCATTTTGCGAGGTGCGTAACTTACCGCAGAAGGTCCGGGTTAAGACCAGCATCCGGGACGACCTGGAGATTCTGAAGCGGCAAAGTCCAGATATGTTCTATTTTACGGATGAGACTTTGCCTTATTACATGCGGACCTGGCGGGATCAGTTTCAAGATAACGATGTTCCGTTCCTGAGTTTCCTGCGGGCAGATGTGCAACCTGATCACCTGAGTTTTCTGATTGACCACGGTCTGAGTGCTTGCGCAATCGGGGTCGAGTCTGGGGATGAGGAATACCGAAACAATATCTTAAAAAAAGGTGTCAAGGACGCACAGATATATCGGACGGTTGACCGGCTTGATAAGGCCGGGGTTGACAGAATCATGCTGTTTATGCGTAACACTCCAGGGGAGACAGATGCAATGAAAGAGAAAACCTTTGAGATGGTAGAAGCCCTTGGTGGCTATCCAATGATCTTTGAATATGAGGTGCTATAATGGGCGCGACAATAGGGGCAGCGATAGGAGTAACGGCAGCGTTTGGGGCTACGGCAGGTTTCGTCGCCGGTAGCGCCCTTATCGGCGCGGCGGTGGGCGGCGTAACCTCAGCTGTGACCGGCGGGAATATCATTAAGGGGGTTATAACCGGCGGCCTGGTGGGCGCGGCTGGCGCTGGAATTTCAAGTGCGTTCGGGGCGGTGCCAACTGTCGCTAGCGGTGTTGGGGAGGCAGGGATGGGAACAGGGACTGCATTGACCGAAGCGCAAGCGACAAGCAATTTTCTAGACTCTGGTTTACCGACAGGCGCCTATTATACAGACGTGATGGCGGGGTTTGGTGGTGGTATCCCGGTCGTTCCGGACACAACCACCAGCTTCTTAAAGAACCCATATGTTCAGGGTATGGGCGTTAAAGCGGTGACAGACGGAATGTTTGGGGTAGCAAAAGGATATGCTACGGCAGACCAAGCCCAGACCCAAAGAGATTTTGAGGCCAACATGCGCGTTGCTACCCCCTCTGCATCTACACCGACTCCAGGGACGATAGGGACGAGGATGGATTCAACGAGCCTTGCAAACGTAGCCGCCAGTCCAGAGTTGGCCGGGTCCACCTATAAAACATTTAGCGGCGACCTTACGCAGAACCTCGCAATCCCACAGGTGAAAGCATGATACCTACTCCGAATGCGCAACTAACCCCTGCTTCTTCTCCTGGGCTTATCGGTCAGAATATGGCCCCAGTTCCGCCGACAGGTCCACCGGCACAACAATCCGCGGCGTTTAGGCAGGTTTCTCCAAGTCAGAATACTATGAAGACAGATGAGGCAATATACAAGGCAAAGGGGTTAGAGCTTCTAAACTCTGACCAAACACAGGGCGAGTTTATGACTGTTCTAAAAACAGGCGATCCGGTGACGGCATTAGTCAACGCGCTCCTGCTTGTTTTGCAGAAACTTGATGCGGCTCAACGGGCATCCGGTACGGATGTGGCCGACGCGGTGAAACTGCTTGGGGCCGAAGAGTTTTTCAATGACTTGGTTTCCAAGGCAAAAGCGGCCCGTATTTTCACTTTAGATCAAGCTCATCTCGAAATGGCTTTCTCCATTGCGGTGCAAGACTACATCAAAGGGGAGGTTGCGGCGGGCAGGATAGACCCAGCGAAGCTCATGCAGCAAATGCAACAGAGCATGGCTAAACTCCCCCCTGCACAGAGACAGGAAATTACCACGGCAATGCAGCGCATCCAGAAAACCGCGCAGAACTATAAAGGGGGACAGTAATGGGACTCTTGGGTCAGATGGTTGCTGGTGGTGTAGAGGGCGCAGCGCATAGTGTTTCCGAAACGATTGATAATGCAAATAAATTTGACGCCATGGCGCAACTTGAACAGTGGAAGGCGAAGCAGAATGAGAATATAGCCAGGCTTAACAACCAGTTTCAGACAGAGCGGGATACCACGCAATATAACCGACAGGATGTTGGTGTTAATGACTCTGGTGTTGGTGTTTCCAGGGCTGACGCGGCAAATGGAGCCCCTGTGACTAATGCAAAGGTGTGGGAAGCTGGCGCTGGGGAACGGGCGCAGTATGCCAACAGGCCTGTGGCTCAAGATACCTCGACGGGAAAATTCTTCTTCCCTGGCGATGATATTCCTTCAGGGGATAATATCCATAACCTTTCTGCGGATCAGGCAGCAGTAGCCCAAGCACAGCTTGCTAAATTGAAGGCAGATGCCAATGAGTCCAACGCAAAGGCTTATGCTTTCTCCCAAGGCTACAGGGGAAGTAGGGGAAGTCTAGACCCGTCTGCGCGATACCAACAATTTCTTGATATGGGAATGTCGCCAGAAGACGCAAGGTCGGCTGCGGCGAACGGGCATACGGCGGGTGGCGCTAATGTGCCCACGGTAAGCACCGCGCTCCAGACAAAATGGACCAACATGGCAAATGATATTGCTGACGCTTATAACTCTGGCAACACGGCAAAGGGGGCGGACACTCTTGCCCTTCTAAATCAGGAGCTTGCAGCACATAAGCAACCACTTCAAACTTACAAGATAGACACAGCCCCAACACCCGCACGGAGTGGGCTTCTGGGATTAGGGTCGAAGGACGTGAAGGACGGTACCGGGCATTTCGCCCCCTTCCAGTCTGGAGCCAATACAGGGAGCGCGTCGCCTGCCCCAGGAAACGCAAAACAGGGAAAAGATGGGAACTGGTATGTCCCAGACCCGAATCGTGCAGGAAAATACTTGATGTACCAACCTTGATGGGGGATATTTAATGCCATTTGTTCCGGTAGATCACGACCCGTTTGCCTCGGATAATAATATCCCTGTTGCCTCGGATAATAATTCTTCGCCGTCTTCCGCTAAATTTGTCCCGGTAGATTACGACCCGTTCAGCACCAAGAATGACGGTTGGCGCGATAAGCCAATGACTGCGGGCGAGAATGTCACCGAGTATGTTGAAAAGCCTCTTAAGAGCGTAGCGGCAAGTCTTGCCGGGTCTAGCGGGATGTTGGCCTTGCCGTTTGCCTCTGTCATTGATGCGGTGCGCGGGGATCATGCTCTAGCAGACCAAGTTAGTTCGTTTATCGAGCAGGCGGCAGACTACAAGGACCAGCAAGCCGCCAGTGACAAGGTTGGCAAGATCGGTAGATTTGGCCGGGCGGTGGAAGAGATTGCCCCGTGGGTTGTTGCTCCAGAGACTATGACTCCCGCGATGATAGCAGACTCAGAAATGCAATCCGGTATCTCAGGAGTTAGGGCCGGTCATGATACAAACACTGCCACTGTCGAAGCGCTCAAGGGGGGTTTGGAAACTGCGGCACTGATGAAGGCACCTATGGCTGGGGATACGCTGCTTGGCTCAATAGGGCGAGGCGTGGCGGCCAATGCCGGAATTGGGGTAGGCGGGCAGATTGCCGAAAAGGAAATACTTCGCGCAGGAGGTTACGATAAGGAGTCGGACAGCATCGACCCGTTTTCTCCAGAGAGCCTAGGTCATGCTGCCGCAATGGGCGTGTTGTTTGGCGGCCACCAGTACTTCGGGCAACGTAGCGCGGCGAAAACTATTACTGACGTAGTAAACACTGGGCTTGACACCGGGGAAATAAACCACGATCAGGCAACACAGTTTGTCAAAGATCAGCCGCTCCGGGATTCGTTCAAGAAACCCATCCTTGACGCTATTTCCCAGAGAAAGATTGTAGATGCACAGAACGTGGATGACGCGATTGCTGCGGCGCAGGATGTGGTCAATTCTTCGATTGTATCGAAAGATTCCCCTTTCCCAGACAGTAATTCTCCTGATTTTACCGGCCCTGACTTCAAGCAATCTCAGGTGAATATAGAGTCGGTTGATGGTGTCCCGGTTGATACCCCTCAAGTACTTCTTCCAGCTCCGGAAGGAGTGATATATGGTGACGGGTTTACGGCACGAGATGTCCAGACACCGAACACGATTTTGCGACCAAATAGCGATTCTGTCAGGGGCGTGGACCCGGAAGGAAATTATGTGGCCGGGGTAAATCAGCGACCCAATGTCCTGCTTGCCAAGGAATACCAGAACGAGAAAGGCGCAGTGCTGGCACTGAAGAGCAAGTCAGCAACTTTGGCGACGGATGATTACGAGGTGTTCCAGAACGATGCCGGAAAGTTTCAGATCAGGTCTAAGCCGGTTGACCAGATTCCGCAAGATAACAACTCTGCCCAGATTGATCCTTCCATGGGAGAAATCCCAGCGTACACCCCTAATCCTGACCTGATCCCTGCCGAGATCAGTCCTGCCATATTACAAATGGAATCAGACCTTAAATCTGGGGCAGTTGGCAGGGTAACGAACAATGGCCTCACGGGGAACGAGCAAGAGATCACGGGAAGATTTCCCAGCACGAACACGGACTGGTTTAAGCAGTCAACGGTTGCCGCTTACGACAAAGAGAATGGCACCGATTATGCCAAGTCAGTAAACAAACTCAACGTCCTATCTGCAATCAATAAAGTGAGAGACGGAAAGGCGCTGAACAAGTCTCAGGCTAAGGCGTGGGATTACATGCAGGTTCAAGCGCGCGAGTTAATGCAAACAGGCCCATCTTTAAAGCTTCATCAATCCGCTACGGACATGGAGCAACGCGGATTTGATCTTGTTGGCCAAGATATTCCTGTTGGCGAGCTGCGCCCTGGCGACAAGGTTGTCCTTAATGACGGAGAAGAATATCACCATTCCGGGTATGACCGTCAGGGGAATGCCGTTCTGGATGGAAAAGAGACGAAGATTCTTAGCCCGTTCGACATGCTGCCTGTAGATGGTATTAAGCGCGGGAACGGCGTCATTCAGCGGGAAGACGTGAAGTATGACCCGGCCCATGTCCCGATCGGGATGGATAACCCTGATCTGGCCCTTGAACATTTTGAGAAGGCCATACCCAAAGAAGACCAGGCGGACATGGCGGACGTGTTTTCGGTAATCCGAAAGAATGGTCTGCACCGTACCGTGTCTTTCCCTCAGCAGCTTTTCAACCTTGTCGGGGCGATGTACGAGGGAAGAACCGGCAAAAAGCTTGCTATTTTGGGAGGCAATGCCGATAATATAAACAAGGAGGCCACCAATGAACTCAATACAAGAAGGGTTTCGGAAAGCGGAACAGGCATTGAAGGAAATGGAGGCGTCAGGAGTACCCCCGGAGCAGATCAATGGGTTGCGAGACCTGTTGATGAAGCCGGTGCCGGACCTGCCGGAACCGAGCAAGCCGCAGTAGCCCCGTCCCCCACTGAGCCGGTCAGCACTACGGCTCCCGCTACATCCGCAAAAATCACCATAGAACCCCAAGGCGAAAAGTCCATCATCGTCAAGGGCGACACGGCAGAGATCCGCGCCAAGCTGGAAGCGGCAGGGATCAAGGTCAAGGGTCTCCCCAATCCCAAACGTGGCGGCTTGACCTTTGCCAAGAAGCATGAGGCGGAGATCGGGAAGGCGCTGGAGCTTGGCGAAAAAGTAATGTCCCGTGAGCAGATTGCACAGCGGTATGCGGAAATTATGAAGGAACGAGCTGGGCATGACGGCATTCCTTCCGACATGCACTATCGTCTTGCCGATGCCATCCTCAGCAAAGACGCCTATGCGCTTGAGCACCTTTCCAATGGGCTGAACAAAGGGGCGAAGCAGGCGTTTACCGATGCAACAGGGGTGACTCTCCCCAAGCAACAGGGCGCAACCTGGAAGGCAATAAGGGAGTGGGCTGGAGTCTCTGACTCCCAAGATGATGTGAACAAGAAGAATGCTGCGGCGTGGAGAGAGGAAAAGAGAATCATAAGTAAGCATGGGGATAAGAACGCCGCCGAAGCAAAAGCGATGGTTGGAAGGAAATTTGCGGAAGGGCTCACTGTCGTTAAGAAAGTTGGCAAAGAATTGTGGTGGGTGAACCCGGAAACGAACCAGGGCTACAATCTCAGCGCAAAGGGTATGGCGAAGACCCAAGATTTTGTCAAAGCCTATATCGAATACCTTGGTGCGAAGTCTGCGCTGGAGAATAGTGTCTCAAAACCCGCAGCAAATGAGACACAAGCTGATTTGTCTTCCAAAAGCGAGACGCAAAAGGAGCCGTGGCAGATGACCGCAAAGGAATGGAACAGCGCGGTAGAATCCACACGGCCAGAGGTAGCACAATCACGGCCAACCAAAAATGATAAATCCACCGCTGTTTCCAACGGAATAAAAGGAGAAGTCCTGCGGTATGGGGTGGCAGAAAATGCAGCGGAGCGACTTCGTGCGGCTCAGCGGGGTGAGATTGATTTAACCCCAGAAGAAACCGACAAATTATTGGAAAGGGTCAATGCCAGAGTAACCCATAAAGATGTTATCGAAAAGGCTTTGGCAGAAGGGAAGCCCGTACCCGCCGAAGTCCTTGCCGACTATCCCGATCTCGCACAAAAGGAGACCCCCCATGTCCAGACTGATAAGGTTAATACTCCAGTGGTGGGCGCAGAAAAGCCCGCCGTCACTCCGGCAGATAAGGGAGGAAACAAAGCGTCTGAGAGCGGAGGCCTGACCGAGAAAGAAAAAGCCCTTGACGCCTTCCGCCTTGCCGAAGCAGAAAAGGATTTGGCCAAGGCGGAAGGCGTGCCAGAATCGGCCATTAGGACAAAGGAAAGAGCCCGGCTGATAAACATCCAAGACGCAAATGCTATTGTAAAGGCGGCAAAGAGCAAGATCGGTTCGGAGGAAAGAGCAGGCAGCCTGTGGAATGACTTCACCCATGGGGTGGACCAGTTGTTCGAGCAGCAGGCCAAGGATCGGCTTGAAAAAGCGACAAATGCCCCCCTTGGTTTGTCAACCCAGGATGATATGGTTGGCGAAAAACAGGAAGCCGTTGCGTTGCCACCAGGGCGGTTTGGCCGTGAAAAATTAACCATCACCAAGCGAGGCCGGAAGTGGTTTGAGGCAACCCGTGATGGCAAAAACTATCCGGTAAAAGTCGAAATAAATGAGACAAGTGACGGGTGGGAGATCGGGCAGACATATTCGGTCTCCGCGAATGTCGAAACCAACTCATCAAAGTACGGAACAAACACAACCATATACCCATTATCTGACGCGCAGGAGCAGGAGTCAAGAAGACAATCGGCAATCCCGGAAATTAAAAAATGGCTGGCGTTTGTCGAAGAAAAAGCACCTGACTACGTTTATCAGAATGGCGTTGATAAGTTGAAAAGCCTTGGGATTAGCGAACATCCCGAATTGCAAGATAGGCTTGACGCTGCCGTTGATTCGGTGAGGGCGGCAAAGAAAAAAGCAGAGGCGGTAAAGGACGAAGCAAAAAAAGCCGAGGCATCAATTCCAAGAATATACTTGAGCGTCCCATACGAAGACCGGGCCATCGCAAAACTGAACGGCGCCAGATTTGACGGAGACAGGTCGCAATGGTATGTGACCGGCTCTGTCCCTGATGGACTGAAAAAGTATGGGCCTGACGGGCCTGGGGGGAGTGGCGTCTTGCCAGATGAGCAATTTCACCTTGGTGGCGGTCAAGGTTACGGCTGGCGGGAGATGCACCCAGGCGAGACAATGCGCAACCCCCGCGACGATGGGCCGAAGTACGTTACTATCATCTCTGCATCCAAGAAGTATTTCCGGCATGACGGCATGTCATTCGGTGTTGGAGACGAGCAAGGATATGTTTTTTCGGCGATAGCAAGGGAGGCAACCGAAGAAGAATCCGCCCAGTTGCGGGAGGATGAGGCGGCAAGCACGGAGAAAAAAAGAGCGAAGACAGCACTACAAGGAATATCCGCAGAAATCAAAAAGGATGGCGAGCGGCCCGATGGCTTGAATGTCCCAGATGGCACCAACTACGCTGACACGCAGAACATCTATGGTGGCGGGGAGTGGTTTACCATTGGCGATGAGTATATCTGGTACGTCAAAAATAACGGGATGGATGGAGATAATTGGAGCAGCAACAATGTCCGCACCGGGGGGGCTGGCGGTATTGGCTGGCGAGTTCCATTTAACGGCAATCTGGCGGAGGAAATAAAAAAGGAATCAGTAATAGCATATCCAGACAAAACCAAAGGAACCGACAAGGGCGCGCCGCTATATGCCAAGACCACCACCCCCTCTGGCACTACCACGGATCAGGTAGCGACAGAACTCCGAACCTTCCTCAAGCGCGGATATGACAAGCTGACCACATCGGGCAAGTTGCGGATCGTGCAGAGTGTGGATGAGTTGCGAGGTGATGGAGCGTTGAAAAGTGCCGCGTCTCGGGTTCTTCCCCCTGGGTTATACCCTGAATCTTTAGGGAGTGTTATTAAGACCACCACACTTGCCAAGCTTAAAAGCCACCCGGACTACGAAGCGGCGAAGCGTGGTGGGGATATTGCTGCAGCCCAAAGGCTCGTTAGAGACACAGTTACCGATAGGCTGCTGGCGGATATTAAAGCAAAGATCGCCCAGGGCGAAAAGGTGTACTTCGTGCCAGTGGTCCACAAGGAAGGGCCGCATCTGAATATGATTCCTATTGCGTATGCACAGTTGCTTGCGGAGCGGACTGGAGGGGAGTACTGGCTAGACACTACCAAAGAGTCCGGCGCACACAATACTGGAGCGTCACAGAAGGCCAGATTCAGCAATGAGCAAATGTTCGCCGGGAAAACCCCGAATGACGGCCAGATAGTTGTTGTTGATGACAATTTTACATCAGGCGACACATTCAACGCGCTGGTGGATAAGCTGTCTGGCGACGGCAACACGCCAGTCGCGGCGGTAGCGTTGTCCGCAAGCCGATACCAGAATTGGCTTTCTGCGCCAGAAGGAAAAATTCAGGCCATGCTTGACAAGGCAGGCATAAGCGAGGTAGAGTTTGAGCATGAATTTGGATACCCCACAACATACCTCACCGGAAGCGAAGTCCAAGCCTACATCCTCACTGGAGGCAAAGGGCTCGCTGGCCTCAAGTCACTCTTCCCTCATAAAGTTGGCGGAAGAGGCGGCAATCAAAATGGGATCAGTCAAGACTCCGAGCGGCGGCTGGATAACTCCCAAGAAGTAAAACCCCTCTATTCCAAAGACGGCAGCATAGCAGGCACCTACGATCCGCGCATCCGGCAGATAACCCTTGTGGCCGACAACATCAAGGCCGGTGACGCCGAATATGTCATGCTCCATGAAGGGCTGCATTCCCTTATGAGAGAAGACGCCATTTTCACCAAGCAGCACGACGCCATCCTTGACCAGTTCGAGAAGCTGAAAGCCACTGATTATCGGGTGCAGGACGCTTTCCGCAGGGTTCCAAGCGATACCGCCCCAGAGATGGAGAGGGAAGAGGCTCTTGCATACTTCATCGAAAATAAAGCCAACCACGACACATCCCTGTTCAAAAAGACCATAGCCAACATCCGCATGTTCCTTATGCGCATGGGCGTATCGATGAAGAACCTGACTACCGATGATCTGGTGGCGTTGGTGACGCAGGGAGTACGACGCATGGGGGATAAGGCAACTGCCAAAGAAAACTTGACGGTTGGCGAGAGTTCACCATCACTGTATTCCAAGGAGCAGATAATCGAAGCGGCCAAGACAATCTACTCCAAGCTTGAACAGGCTACCCGGTTGCACTTTATGGGCATGAAGGCGCAGGGGGTGATGAACTTCCTCGCCAAACAGGGCGTGAAAAAGACAGAAATGGATGCTGTTGGGCTGCCTGAATTTCTTGCCGCCAAGAAGCCGACGGACAAGGTGACGCAGGCCGAGCTGGTTGATTTCGTCAAGGCCAATACGGTTGAGCTTAAGGATGTGGTGCTGGGGGATACCAAATTAGAGTGGAAAGCAATCCCGGATGGCGGCGGAGGCTTCAGGGTCTATATAGGAGACGAGCAAGTAGATTCAGTTTATGGCGTAGATACCGCTGAAGAAGCTATATCTCAGGTAAAAAATAGCCCCAATCTCCAAAGCCTGTTGGATGATTACGCTATAAATGATGAAACCGGAACCCACTTTTCAACCTATCAAGAGCCGGGAAGTGTTGAGGGATCGTACCGCGAGATGTTTGTTACGGCCCCTGGTGCAATAAAACCACCCCCCCTAACAGAGGCTGATATTTCTAAGGCGCAAGAGTGGTTTGCTATTCCAAAAACCACGTGGGAAGGGTTATCCAAAGAGGAGAGAGAGTCTTATGCCCTTGAGATGCAGGGAGAGAACAGAGCCGGATGGCAAGACGGCCACTCACAATATCAAGACTTGAAAAACCCCATCGTCCGCATCCGGTTCAACGAGGTCAACGCCGACGGCAAGCGCATTTTGAGGATTGAAGAGATGCAGGGTCCTAACCCCGCCAACCAAGAAAAGATGCCCGCCTATCTCAAGGACAACATCTACCAGCTAGGCGTGAAGCGTATCCTGGCCTATGCCAAGGAGAACGGATTTGATGGGGTGGCTCTGGCGACCAAGCCTGGCCGCAGCGCGGGAGAAACTCAGGCTGATAGGTATTCGTTGGAGAAGCAGATAAGCAAGGTAGAATATAGCAAAGAATATGAGAACGAATGGGACAAGGCCGCAACTGCCGTTAATAAAGCCGTGAAGGATGGCCTGTCTGACACAGATACCAACAAGCTCAGAGACGTGCGTGATTCGCTTAAACATCTGTCTGGTAGCAAAGGAAAGGCAACTGGACGATATAATGTAAGTGCCTTCGACAATGGCAAGAATAAGATATTCGCAGAGGAGAACGTAGCAATAGGTCGCGTCGAGGAAGTGATAGGGAAAGAGCTTGCCCAAAAGATAGAAGACAGCAATAGGGAATCAGGAACACTTTCTGGCCTTGATTTGAGGGCCGGTGGCGAGGGACTGAAAAAATTATACGACACCCAGCTCCCCGCAATGCTTGAAGCGTATGGCAAGGGGAAGATGGGGACGGCGGATGTCGTTCTTGAAAAGGGAGGCATGAGGCCGCACCCAGATGGGATGATGGTCGAGACAGGGGAGGAGCGCGCTTCCATGCCCTACCTACCCATAGGCCAGAACACCCCGGCCAGCTACCCACTTTTCTCCCGATCCCGTGAAGACCTTCTTTCGGAGATGAAAAAGTATGCCTCTTCTAAGCCGGAAGCGCCAAAGACCGACGACGAGATTACCAGGCTGAAAGATAGGGTTATCAATTCGGCCAGTTCGTCGGTGGCAGCCAAGGGACTCTCTGCGGCCTACGATGGGCTGAAAGCTTTCTCGTACCCTGCAAGTCGTACAGACGATGCTGCGGTGGCCGCCTCAGTTCTCTTGGAGCAGATGGGCAAGAACTTCCACCAGACGGCAGAGTTCAAGGGTAAGCTGAACGAGGTTTCCAAAGAGTATTCAGATGCGACAACCAGGGCCGGGAAGATGCTTGATCTCATGCAGACATCCACTGGGGTACTGGCAGACAAGACCTTCAATGCAATGCCCAAGGAAGAGGGTTATGATTTTATATCCAGGATTCAGAACGGGAAAGAGCAAAAGACTCCAGAGTTGCAGGCCATAGCCGATACCATTTCCGGGATGTTTGATTCGACATGGAAAGAGGCAAATGAGGTGGTCCCGGATTCAACGGCGTATCGGGAAAACTATTTCACCGGCATGTGGGAAGATGCGGATGCGGTTGCAAAACATTTTTCTGATCAGAAGAGCTTGGAGGGGAGCAAGGCTCATACCAAAGCCAAGATATTTGACACGATTGATGATGGTATCAAGGCCGGATTTGTCCCGAAAGGAACCCCTCTGGATATGGCATTTGCTAAACTTGCTGATATGCAGAAGTTTATTACCACGCACAGGGTATTGCAGCAAATGACCGAGGATGGGACCGCTGTGCTTGTGCATGCCGGAGAAGATGCGCCTCCAGGTTATACCCTTATCCCTAAGCCGTATGGCGTGGCAACAAAGCAGGACGGCAAGAGTTACCATTATGCGGCCAAAGAAGATGTTGCCCAGGTTTTCACCAACTATCTGTCAAAATCGCTTTACGAAAACAAATATGTTGGGCCGATCTACACCGGATACATGGGTGTGGCAAACGCACTAAACCAATTCCAGCTTGGCGTACTCTCCGCTTTCCATGCCGGGTTCACCGGAGGAGAGTCAGTAATTTCCCACTTCGCGCTTGGGGTAAAAGCTCTTGCCCGTGGCGACATGGAAGCGGCAGCAAAGTTCATGCTGCAATCCCCATCGGCTTTGTGGAAAAATCCCATGCTTGGCGATAAGGTTCTCAGGGCTTTCCATGGGCAGGATGTAATCGGGCAAGAGATTCCCCAAATTGTCAAGTGGCTTGAGATGGCTGGGGCACGGGATGCGGTTGATAATCGACTCCGTACTTCATCTACGGATAAGATGCTTAAAAATTGGAGCAATGGTGAAAAGCTCTCGGCCATTGCTAGGTCCCCTTCGGCGATGGTGGAGCAGATGGCTAGGCCAATACTCGAATGGCTTGTTCCGCGGCAAAAGTTCGGAGTGTTCTCTGAAATGGCGCAGGAGTGGAACCGGGTCAACCCGAATGCCAGCCATGAAGAGATGCGGCTGGCCATGCAATATATATGGAACCGGGTTGATTCTCGCTTAGGCCAGGTGGTCTATGAGAGGTTGTTGGCGCATAACGTGGCTAAGAATGTTGTGCAGGCACTTGTCCGGGCTCCTGGATGGACAGGCGGTACGATTGTTGAGGTCGGTGGTGGATTACATGATTTTGCCAAGGTTTTTCAGGCAATCAAGAATGGAGAGAAGCCGGTAATGACGGACAAGATGGCCTATACCATTTCCTTGTTGACGGTTACTGGCCTGGTGAACGGGTTAATGACCTTAGCCCTGACAGGACAGCAACCGGCTGGCATGGACTTTTTAGCCTTTAGAACAGGGAAGACTGACGAGCGCGGGAACCCGGAGAGGTTTCTTCTGCCAACCTATGCCAAGGACATTTACGCCTATTTCAATAAGCCTGGAACAACCCTGCTGAATAAGACGCACCCTCTAATTTCGCTTATGGGAGATATTGCGAAGAACCGGGATTATTACGGCACCCAGATTCGCGACAAACAGGACAACAGCTTTGCGCAGGCGGCAGATGTCGGGAAATATGCGGCTAAGGCATTTGTCCCATTTTGGATGAGGGGAACGCAAAAAGCATACAGCCGTGGCGACTCTTTGCCAAGTATGCTTGGTCCGTTAATAGGAATTATGCCTGCTACCTCGGAGTTTACCAAGACCCCGGCGCAAAAGATGATGTCGGATATTAACAACGAGAAACCGCACGGGACAGTAACAAAGGCAGATTTCGACCGGCGCCAGCTCAAATATGAGTTGGAACTGAGAATGCGAAACAAAGACAATTCCGCTTGGCAAGAAGCCCGAAATTATGCTAAGATAGGGAAGCTTACTTCAAAAGACCTGCTTTCTATGCAACGTGCGATCAAAACTCAGGCGGCGCAGCAGCAGTTTAAGCGGCTGGGGATACAGGACGAGTTACGGGTTTTTTCAGTTGCAACGGACGCAGAGAGACGGTTATTCCGGCCCGTGCTGGTACAGCATAGGGATAAGCTAAACGATCTTCCTCCCGAACAGGCGACAGAACTAAGGGGCCAACTACAGGAAGCATTGAGGCCCAGATGATAGACGAAATCGTTATCCCGATGATAGAGATAGTTTTTGTACTCTTTATCATGATGGAGATAAGGGACTGGTTGCGGCCTAAAACGAAAAACAAGTAAAAAAAAACAAGTGCCGATAGTTCGGTGCGATTTATTAAGCGGAGCGCAGGCCCTGCTTTGACCATAACGGTCAAGGTGGGGCCTTTTTTCTGGAGGGTAAAAAATGACAACGTATTATTCGCATGGGACTGCCCCGGCATTTAACGCACCTGGATCTTCGGCGCAGATCAGGGCCGAATTAGACAGCATAGCCGCTGGCTTTACCACAGTAAACACGGAGATGATCACCAAGCCCTCTAAGGCTGGCGACATATACAGTGGCAATCATAACTTCACGGGGGCAAATATCACCGTTCCCACACCAGTTGCAAATCAAAATCCCACATCGAAACAGTATGTTGATACAGCAGTAGGTTCCGCTGCCCCTGTAGCCGCTTGGGTATCCGGTGCTACATATACAACGGGGATGGTTGTCTTTTCTCCGATAAATTTCCAGTCTTATAGGCATATTACAGCAACAAGTTCGTTAACCGTTGATCCTGCTAACGACGTAGTCAACTGGATTGCATTAACAGTGAGTCTTGTGTCTCCGAATTTCACAGGAATACCCACCGCTCCCACGGCGGCAGCTGGAACAAGCACGACTCAACTTGCAACCACCGCATTTGCAACCACGGCTGATAATCTTAAAGCCAATCTGGACTCTCCAGCTTTTACGGGAACCCCCACTGGCCCCACGGCGGCGGCGGGAACAAACACCACCCAACTTGCAACCACCGCATTTGCAACCGCGACTGTATTCCCCGGCTTCTTCAAGCTCGACTCTTCCACCGTGGCCTTCGCCAAAACCGCGGCTGGTACCATCTCCATCAAGGCAGGCACCAAGGTCATCATGGTTGCCGGGGTGGCGGTAATCATCGCCGTTGACACAGCCGTGGTCATGCCCGCCCTCACCGCAGGCACCGACTATGCCATCTACGCCTGCACCGATGGCACCGTGAGGGCCGATGCCTCGTTTACCGCACCCACCGGGTACACCACGGCCAATAGCCGGATGATCGGCGGTTTCCATTATGGCTTGACTGCCCCAGGCACTGCTGTCGGAATTGCAACGGGATTCTCTAATATATCCACTGTAACGAGGAGTGGAACAACGACAACTTCTAGCGCGGTTATTACCGGGTTAGCTTCTACCTCTGATTTGCATAAAGGCATGACGGTAACTGGCACAGGAATCGGGGTATCGGCTGTAATTACATCCGTAGATTCGGCGTCGCAGGTGACTTTATCTGTAGTATCTACTGCTAGCGCAACAGTATCTTTGATATTCACAAACACTGGCATGATCTGGACTCAGGCGGATGTTGACCTGATTGCCGGGATCAATGCCTTTTCCCTTTGGGATCTCAAGTGGCGGCCACTCTGTGACCCCAAGGGCATGGCCCTGGTTGCAGGCCGCACCTGGGTGGATATCTACTTCTGCGGCACCAACCACACCACCAACGGCACTAGCAAGGCAGGCACGGATATCGCCTCCGGCACGGTGCTGCCGAAAAAACCGCTTGAGTTTGGCGGCAACGGCACAGTCACCTATGCGACCCCAAAGTGGGGGGATTTTATCGAGATCGCCGCAGCCTATAAAAAGCGGTTGCTGCGCGAGCAGGAGTTTATCCTGGCCGCATTCGGTGTAACGGAGAATCAGTCCATCGACTCCACCGCCGCCACTTATCCCACTACTCAACGCAATGCTGGGTACACTAGCAAATATGGGTTGGAGCAGGCCAGTGGCCATCACTGGATCTGGGGCGATGATAGCAGTGCATATCAAGATGTAACAGGTGCTGCCTCTTATAAGGATATCAACGGCGGGAGAGGACAAGTTTACACCTTTGGCACCTATGGCCTTGTGCGCGTTATCTTGGGCGGCACTCGGGCGGTCGGCGTCAACTCTGGCTCACGGTGCTCCAACTGGGGCAACTACCAGGGGGGCGTGAGCTGGAGCGTTGGCCTCCGTGCCGCCGCCGATCATTTAATGGTACCTTAGATATGTTTCCACAACTGTCTATGGCAAATTCTATGTGCGTGTCTGGGGCTGATTTTAAATTCTCTTGCCACCAGAGAAGCATTTTCACACTCAGCAAAGCGGGATCTTATAGCCAATACTATTTCCTCCGTTATCTTTGCCTGGCTATTCGCGCCGCCTTTTTGATTCCCAGGGCGGCGTGTACCTTGTGCAAGGAAGTGCGCATTATTTTGAGCCACGGTGGACCACTCAAGATTGTCGGAAAAATTGTTTTCTGGGTTGCTATCTTTATGATGCACAACGGGAAGAGCATTGGGATTAGAAACAAAGGCTTCGGCTACCAACCTATGGACAAGTCTCGGTGCTTTCTTGCCAGAACCATCAGACAAATAAACTCTAAAATGACCTCCGCTTTTCATTTTATACTGGCGCAACTCTATTCCGCCACGCATAGTTATGCCCCCATTTTTGCCAACCTTGGATTTTTTGGGAAGGCTAAAAACATTTCCATTATCGCTTATTTTATATCTGCCCTCAAATCCAATAACATCTTTCCATGTTTCCATACCCGCTCCTTTTGTTTTAAGTGGAACACGGGTATATGATACTACATAATTAGGAGCAAACCAATGACGAATTATTATCACCCGCAAACCTTGGAACATATCAGAAACCCCTTGCCAGCCGTGGCTGATTGGGCTACCTCAACCAGCGTGCCGGTGCCACTCTACGATCCAACCATTGAAGCGTGCCGGTTTGTGTCCGGCGCCTGGGTGGTGGTAGTTAATCCTTTACCTTCGAAAATTGAGGCAAAACTTGCAGAGTTGGAGGTACTATATCAGCAGAAATACTATAGCAACGTCGATGCGCTTTTCCCCTCTGGGATAAAAACAATTCAGCTACGGAATGACAAGGATTTTTCAATTTTCAGGGATATAGTTTATGACGCAGTGGCGATGCGGGCGGCAGGCCAAGAGTCGGCTCTGGTTGAGTTTCGCACAGAGGACAACGTGACACAAACACTTCCGGCCTCTGAATTTATCCCTGTTGGCCTTGATGTCCTTGCGGCAAAGAAGGCACTCTGGTCGGTTAGAACCTCCCATAAAGACGCTATTTTATTGTTGACAGAAGAACAAGCGGCAACCTATGTTATTACAACTGGTTGGCCGACGACAAACGAGCCTTATTGGGTACAGCAGGAGAAAAACTCAAAATTTTATAAAGCGCAGATCAGACGAAGGGCAGAAAAGTTACAGTCGGCAGGTCTTTTGGTTGAATCATTAACGATACTTAAAACAATAGGAGAATGACATGGCAAGAATCACTTACAGTCCAACAACGATTGGTGGTAAAATGGTAGCCGAGGGGGTTGATTATATCAGGAAGGGCCAGGAAAAACTTGAAAGAGCTGTTGCTCTCATGAACAGTTTGACCGGCGGAGGCGTGACCACATCCGCATTGGAAGCAAGTACGGAATTTGGAGTTGCTTCAACTTTCGGCGACGAATTTTATGCTGCCGTAAATACGATGAAGGTTAATTCACTGGTTATTACCTCGGCAAGCATTGGCGATATTGACATGGGGGATTAAAATATGGCAGGATCACCGAAACCGAAAGGCGCACCACCGAGCAGAGACCCCAGGACCGGACGGTTTAATTGAACTGGCTCCTTGGCCTCATAGCTATTGCGGCAAGCGAACACCTAGCGCATGGGTTTTTATCCAATGACGCAACGTGGGAGCTTGCCCTTGGCGCGAAGTATCTTTCTCTGGCCGTCGTCCTGCAACTGCTTCTCGCAGAGACAAAGCAACGGCCCCTGCTGTTTCGCTCCTTTATTGCCCTGTTCTGCATAGGGGCATGGGTTGACTTTTCCGGGCATGTCGTATGGCAGGTTGCACGATTTGATTCATCCGTTCCGATCTTGGTTTGCTTTTCTATGTGGTTTATCCACACGGCGAAAAGAAGCTACTCCGTGCAGAGCGACCCGCTCAATAATAAGAATGTCTTTATATTATTTCACAGACCCAAAAGCACATGGGGCGTAATCAAGGCGTTAGTGGGCCTCCCCACTGATTCCGTGTCGGTGTATGCTAATGGTCAAGCGTGGTCATTCCGACGCAACACAGGCGACTTTGCGCTCTATTCTATGGGTCATTCTGTTTTATCTGCCAATATCGCGGTTGACACCGGACAAGCACTTACCCCAGAGATAGAGGAAATGCTTGACGATCTGGTGGGTGAGCCGCGCTTCCCTGGAACAAAATGCGTCTGGACTATCCGGCATGTGCTGGCCAGACTGAACCTTAAACCAAGATGGCGGGAATATCTACCGGGGCTGTATGCGATGAGGGTTTTAAAATGAATGTTTCCGAAATGACCAAGGATGAATTTATGTCTATGCTCAAGGACTTGCAGGTAAACCACCTTGAGCCTAAGTTTCGGGAAATTGTACAGCACGAGTTACAGATTGAACGTACAGCGTTCTGGATACCAGCAGAGCGGCACTACAACGAGCATAACCACTTGGCGAAGTGCATTATTTTAGCAGAAGAGAAAGAAGAGAACCACGCTTTTGTGTCCCGGTTTAGAAAACGAGGTAGCAAGGCCGGGGAGATCGCGTTTTATCTGTCTGTTGCCGCTGTTTGTGTATGGACAGCCGCAACATTCTGGGACGGGTTTGTTGCCACCATGCAAAAGATGTTTAAGCACGGAGGGTGACATGACAGCGATACCAGACGATCCTTGCTCTATCTGTTGCCACGAAACAAGGAACGCTCTTGCCGCAGTGGTACACCTTGCAAAGCACGTTATGGCGGAAAACCCTACCATGGGATCTGTGATGCTGGATGCGGCGATAGACCGGCTTGAGAAGCACTTAACACGTTGCGCTGATATTATGGGGGAAACACCATGCTTGTGACTTTGATTTCTTTTTTAGGAGGTAGCGCATTCCGATTGATATTTGGGGCGGTGTCTGATTGGTTCACGAAAAAACAAGACCATCAGCACGAAATGGACTTGCAGCGGTTACAGTCCGAGCTTGAGGCCGCGCGGCACACTAGAGACCTTGAACGGATCAAGCTACAGGCAGACCTTGGCGTAAGGGAAATAATTGCCCAGGCTGACGCAATAGAAAAGAAGGTAATGACGGATGCCTTCCTTGAGGCGGTAAGGGCCACCAACACTGTGACCGGGATAAGGTGGGTGGATGCGTGGAATCATATAATCAGGCCTTGTGGAGCGTCTATATCGCTTCTTGTATGGGTTGTGGCTATGGGCGTGACGGGTTTTATTTTAGATCAAATGGATTGGGCCTTAATCAGCGCATTTCTAGGTGTGTTTGTTGGTGATAGAATCCACACCAGGAGCAAGCTGTGAACGATCTTGCCGAACTGTATGTGCTCATAAAGAAGTTTGAAGGTTGCCGGTTAATGCCCTATTGGTGTCCTGCTGGAAAACTCACATGCGGATATGGGGCAACCGGCCCTGGTGTATTCCCAGGTGTGCCGTGGACACAAGCACAAGCAGACCAGCGGCTAGAAGATGATGCGGTAAGGTTTGTGGCTGGAACCCTTGCCCTTTGCCCAACCCTACGCGGTAATAAATTATGCGCTATTGCTGACTTTGCTTACAATCTTGGCCTTGGCAGGCTGAAAGCGTCCACATTGAGAAAGCAAGTAAACGCCGGGCGCTGGCAATCCGTAGTCGCAGAATTAAATAAGTGGGTATGGGCTGGCGGCAAGAAATTAACCGGCCTTGTGTTGCGCAGAAAAGCAGAGTCGGTATTGTTGACACGTTAGGTTTCGCGGCCCCTCTCCCCGCGAATGGTGCGCCCCGGACTTTTCCCCTCCGATTAGTCGCGGGGCGCGGTTTTGTTTACGCGATTTTCCAGCAGTTTTTTCTGCAAGCGACGATGGATGCAACCGCCTATTGGACATTTTCAGGCTTTATATTTTGGCATGTCAGCCTCGTCGAACTAACATCGCCCCACAGGCAAATTTCCGCTCCATCAAAATTTATTTCGATCTTGTTTAGTTTTGCTAAGTTGCGTATTTTAACCAGTTCTTTAATCATTGTTGCCCTCCTTTTTATGCTTCATTCTCCACGAGGTAAACGGTAACACCCCCGCTTCCAATTCGAGTAGTAACCACAACGCCGTTCTTCTTCGCCCATTTCGAGACGCATGATTTGATGTTCCCGATCCGCTTTGCATCGGCCTTGTAAAACTTCTTTTTCATCTTGAGCAGGTCCGCGAATTTGTACACGGTTTTGCGGCCTGTTTGCTTGGGGGGTATGTTCATTTATCGTCCGCCAATGGCTTTAATTCGTCACCGCAAAATGGACAATACATCCAGTCCCTACTACTATAGCAATTTGATTCGTCGTTGGCCTCTGCGTCTGACCATTCTTGACAATCACAGTTCATCCCGCGACCCTCCTTATAATTTGCAACGCATACCGAATGGTAATGGCTTTGCCGTTTATGTATCTGATTAGGTCGATGATGGCAATCCCCCAACTGTCCATGGCGTATCCCCTGTTGCTTCTAGTACAGCGTCAGATATTTTACCGCACATCCGCTGGAGGTATTGCCTGTTTTCCTCGTCAACAACTTGCAACCCCGAACCATGGCCGGTTGTGTACATGTTGGCAATAAGGGAAAAACTGAAATCATCGGAGTCAATGTTTACCATCCCGTTTTGGCATGTCACTGTAAACCTCA